CTATCTTTGAAGCAGCTGTTGTAGCCCGAGTTACTGCAGAAGTTCAAGGTATCGAAGAAGAGCTCGCCGCTCAATTCGAACAGAATCAACAAGAGATGATGGAAGAAGTCAGCACTAAGGTTGACGAGTATGTCTCTTATGCTGCCAGTGAGTGGCTGAAAGAGAACGAAGTTGCCATCGAATCTTCTATCAAGGTAGAGCTCGCAGAGAGCTTCCTTGGCGGTCTTAAGTCTTTGTTCGAGCAGCACAACATCCACGTCACCGATGAAATGGTCGACGTTGTTGCTGAAGCTGAGGGCAAGGCTGAAGAGCTTGAAGCACGTCTTGACGAAGAAGTTAAAGCACGTCTTGAGCTTCAAAACCAAATTGAGGAGTTGAGCAGAGAGAAAATGATCAACAGCTTTGCTGAAGGTCTGACAGCTACTCAACAAGAAAAACTTCAGACAATGGCTGAAGGCATTGAGTATGAGTCTCTCGAAGACTTTGAGAAGAAGCTCGAAGTTATCAAAGAGACGTATTTTGCTTCTAAGAGCGTCATCACCGAAGAGGTTGACGAAGAGCCACTCGACGAAGCAGAGGAAAAGGCTGCAATCGATCCTCTTATGGAGAGATACGCCAGCGCTATTTCGCGAACAATTAAACGATAAATAATGATAAGGTTAACTTAAAGGAGAGCAATTATGGACCTTAATTCCACCTTGGTGCAGAAATGGCAGCCGATTCTTGAGCATTCTGAACTCACTCCGATTCAGGATTCTCATCGTCGAGCCGTTACTGCGCAACTGCTAGAAAACACTGAAATCGCTTTGCGCGAAGGCAGTGCTTATTCTACACAATCGCTTCTGTCTGAAGCCGGTACCCACACACCGGTTAACGCAACAGGTACAGCTGGTTTCGGTGATGGTATTCAAAACTACGATCCCGTTCTGATCAGCCTTGTCCGTCGCGCTATGCCGAACCTTGTTGCATATGATATGTGCGGTGTCCAGCCTATGTCTGGTCCTACCGGTCTTATCTTTGCAATGCGTTCTAAGTACAGCTCGCAAGCTAACAGCGCAACTGAAGCGTTCTACAACGAAGCTGATACAGCGTTCTCGACTGTATCTGCTGGTGCTAACACCCTGGGTGACAAGCACGTTGGTACGACTCCTGCTGCTGCTAACAACGCTGCAAACGGTGCTTACAACTTTGCTGACGCAATGTCCACTAACCAAGCTGAAGCTCTTGGCAATGCATCTAACACTGCATTCCCTGAGATGGCCTTCTCGATCGAGAAAGTGTCCGTTACAGCTGGTTCGCGTGCTCTGAAAGCTGAGTACACGATGGAATTGGCACAAGACCTCAAAGCTATCCATGGCCTGGATGCTGAGACGGAACTTGCCAACATTCTTTCGTCCGAGATTCTCGCAGAAATCAACCGCGAAATCATCCGTACGATTAACATCGTTGCTAAGCAAGGTGCACAAACCGATACGACGACTCCTGGTACTTTCGACCTCGACACCGACTCTAACGGTCGTTGGTCTGTTGAGAAGTTCAAGGGTCTCATGTTCCAGATCGAGCGTGACGCTAACCAAATCGCGAAAGATACACGTCGCGGGAAAGGTAACGTCCTGATCACTTCTTCTGACGTCGCTTCTGCACTTCAGATGGCCGGTGTTCTGGATTACACGCCTGCTCTGAACAGCAACAACCTTCAGGTTGATGACACTGGTAATACTTTCGCTGGTGTGCTCAACGGTCGTTACAGAGTGTACATTGATCCGTATACAACGGGCAACTACTACACCCTGGGCTACAAAGGTTCTAGCGCATTCGACGCCGGTCTCTTCTACTGCCCTTACGTGCCTCTCCAGATGGTTCGTGCAGTGGGTGAGAACACCTTCCAGCCGAAGATTGGCTTCAAGACACGTTACGGCGTGGTGGCTAATCCCTTCGCAGAAGGTACTGCATACGGCAACGGTGCACTTACCAAAGACTCTAACGTGTACTACCGCAGAGTGCTTGTTTCGA